CTCCAATTTGCATTTCTGCTAAAGTACATTCAGAATCATCGTCATCTGATTCGATGCGAGGTACAAGGGGTCCTAATGTAGATTCATCATCATCATCGCCATCATCAATACCGCGTGATTCAAGGAGGGGTAAACCCTCCAAAGAACCATCGTCTGGAATTGAAAATTCAACGACTGGGATAATATTTTCTACATCATTATGGGAATCAAAAGGAGGTAATTCCTCTAGTGACTCATCCTCTGAAATTAAAATTTCAACAGGTGGTGTGATCTTTTCTGCTGTACAAAAGCACAACATAGAAGGACATCCACATAAAGTGCAAAACTTGCAATCATCGAGTTCTTCTTGAGCTCTAGCTTGTGATTGAACACGTGCCACATGATTTAAAACATCTTGAGAAATAAATTTCGTCAAAGCTGCAAAGTCATGATCGGCATCAGGATGAGTGTTCCACACAGAGCGGGGAATAACATCCCATAAGATCAGTCCTTCCTCAGAGATTGAATTAAAACGTTTGAGGACAAGCTCGTAAACATCATATTGGGGTTTTCCTAGTCGGATTAAACCACCATAAGCATTACGGTATTGTTCTCGAACGCGGACTTCAACATCCAACGCAAAACGGCGTAAGATACTCTCAGGACAAGCCGAGCATTCTTGGGCACGAAGAGTTTCATCATTCGTGGTCCCAATAAATGCACAGTTGCCTGGGTATAAAATACCTTTTTCCTTTGTATCCGCTTTTTCTAACGGACGAGGAACTGTATTGACATAATTTAAAATTCTATCATAATTTGGTTTTTCGTTGATATTGTTAGCCATATCATCGGCAACAATGATCTTGTGAGAGGGTTTAATTGTCGATTCGTATTTCTCAGAGAGATTCGTAAAGACAACTTGACCACGTTCATTTGGATCATAGCCATAAGCATTCAAAACAGTGCGAGATAAAATGTTCACAAGGGTAGATTTGCCACAACTGGAAGGACCCGACAGTTTTAGACTGTAGGGTTCATCTCGTCGCGGGGCATCTGCCATGCGAGCATAAAGTTCGGTTTGTTTGTCAGTGAGTGTACGTACAAAATTTGATACGGACATTCGCTGCTGAACACTAGAACACCGATGAATCAAAGACTGGGAATGCTTGATAGCAGCCGTAAGTCTTGT